CGAGCCACGTTAGCACGTCGGCTTCGGCCAGGCGATAGGCGGCGCTTTGGAAAACGTCGGTCGTCGCTTCGGCATCACGCGAAAGCCCGCGTCGAATGCACACGCCGTCAAGCGTGGCACTCGGCAGAGGGTACATAGATATGCCCCGAAGGGCTTGTTCTACTGTATACATCGTTTCGGGCTTTCGTTGTGTTACCAGCCTTGGGCGTCGGTGCGGAGATAAACGTTGCGGTATGCCGTGTCGAATACGGGAATTGCGTCGGACTGCCCGAGCGTTACTTCCGAGTAGGGATCATCCACGCCGTACTTCTTGATTACCGTATGAGCACGCTCCGTGCGAATGCCGCGGAATTGTGGTTCGGCGAGTACGTCGTACTGTGTCGAACCGAGGATCAGCGTTTCGCAAAGCACAAGACGGTCGTTCTCGAACGGGTTGCCCGACGTGAACGTGCCGTCGGAGAACTCTCGGGTGATGTCTTGGTCGATCACGTGGAGCTGCAAACCATAGAGAAACGCCTGCGAGGAGAGCATTTTGTTCACCTGCTCGAGCGACGGAGTTTGAGCCACGCCCACGGCATTGGCGACGAACGACGCGCAAGCCTTGATGATCTGTTCCGAAGAGCAGATCTTGTAGAACGTCTCCATGTTCACCAGAGCGTAACGAGGATGCAAATTCTTCTTGCGGGCGGCTTTTACGGCTTTCCTCAAATCGCCGATAATGTCGGCGTTCGACGCGTCGCCCCAATTCGTCGAGGTCTTCATCTTGAGATCCTCGTCCACATCGTAGTCGAGGTTGAACTCGTTCGCCATCGTGGCGTTCGTCGTGGTGTTGAACACGAGCTTGCCGGCGTTGGACACGAGTTTCAACGCGATGTACTCCAACTCGCTTTGCACTCCGTTGAAGCAGAAATCCACATCAGCACCCCAATACTGCACGAGCTGCGCCGCATCGGGAGATTTAGCGAGAGCGTACGCCACTTGGAACTCCTTCAGCTCCGAGCGCGTGAGTTCACGACTGATCGAGATAAACGGAATGTCGCCCTTCGCACTCTCGAACATCGGGCGACGCTTGCGCACGGTTGTACTGTTGTCCGAGTGAATGTCGGCGGCCACGTTCTTGCGCCCGAGTTGGTTGCTGATCGTACTCCACGTAAAGCCGTTGACACGGCGAACGGGGAAGAGCGTAGCGAACTGAAACGGACGAACGTCGACGCTGTTGACACGAGCCTGCACCATCTGTTGTGTGAGGCCTTGAATCAAAGTATCTGTAATCATCGGAATTTAGATTTAATAGTTGACAATGCCCTTGAGGTGTTTTTCCACGTCGGGGTGAAGCGTTGCACCGTGTGTCGTGCCGATCATCCACGCATCCGTGTCGAGGTTGTCACCTTGCACGACGGCGCGACCCCTACCCGAAAGGGAAAGGGGGATGTATTTCAATTCCGCGTCGTCGGCCGTCGTAGCCGCTTTCGCTTCGGCGACAACAGACAACACGGGGATTTCTCCGATAGCGGCCGAAAGCGTCAACGTGTCGGTGTCTTTCGTTGAGGTGTCGATTTCCGTAATCTTCGACGCTTTGCCGCCCACCTTGAGGAGCAGCACGTCGTCGACTTTGAAGTGGTGGCCTTTCTTCACTTTCACCTTCGTACCCGACGCTTCCACCTTTGCCGATACGACGGCCTGCTTCACGACGTGGCAAATGCCGTCGTCGGGAGCGCTGAGGGGCGTGCCTTCAAAAAGGAAATCGCCGCCGAGTTCCGAGGTCTTGACCGATACGCCGCCAGGGATGTCGGCTACCTTGTGCTCAAAGACGCGAGGCACTGCCTGGTCTTTGCGCCGTTTTACTGTCATACCCATTTTGATTTAGTTTTTTCTGTGTTCTGTGAGGGTGTGTTTTTGTTAGAACGGCTGACCGTCTTTCGACGCTGTGCCGTCCCGGTGCGTGATTGCTTCCAGCTGCGCCTTGGAGAGTTCCTGAGTGTCCTTCTTTTCTCCGCCCAAAGGACGGGCAAAGACAAGTCCGCTTTGTTTGAGATTGTCGACGATCCCCCCGACTTCGGTTTTCACGTCTTCAAGTGTCGTTTTGAACTCCTCGTCCGAAAGGCCGTCGAGTTTCATACGGGCGTAGGGCTTTTGCAGATGTTCGGGGAGCTGTTCGACGACGGCCGAGAGCTGTTGTTTTCGGTCGTTCGTGATGCGCTCCGAACTCATCGCCGAGAGTTGCTGTTGCAGTTTTGCATTCGTCTCGACGATTGCTTTCGCCCATTGCGGCATGTCTTCGGGGACTTTCACGTCGGGCGTATCCGTTGGCTCGTTCGGGTCGGACGGCTCGATCGTCTTTCCGTCCTTCAATCCGTGTTTCCGCTCGTAGTTGGCCACGGCGGTCTTTTGAGCATCGGTCGCGCGGCGGTCGCCTTCGGCATCGATGATTTGCTGAATCGTAACCTCCTCCACAGTGGATTTTACTTCTTCGGCGGTGGTGGCAGTTTTGGCGATTTTCTTCGCCATTCTGTCGAGTACGGATTCGCTGATCCCCTCAAATCGGGTCTTCAACGCGTCCAAAGCTATTTTGTGCATGCTATTTATAGTTTTTGTGTAGTGGCAAAGTTAGTATTTTCTTTTTGATTGGCATAGGCTTCGGCAAAACGTCGCAAATGTAACGTAATTGCACGTATTTGCACGCTTTCGGTGCGTTCCCCTCGTTTTGGAGTATTTTTAACGCTGTTAGATGATAAAATGCGGTCAAAAACGGGTATATTTGCGTACTACTTTTTTTTACTCAAATTGCATTTCCCCCATGAAATACGACTTTTACAAAGAGAATAAATCAGATAAAGTATGGTGGGTCGACACCGTGGACAAGATCGGGGAGTACCTTTTCTCGTTCGACCGGAAGAAAATATACAACCTCTTCTCCGACTATCCGCAAAAGCTTTCACCCGAAGAAAAGGCCGTCTTCGACAAAGAGAATCCCTATTGGAAAAAATTCTTCGGGGCGTAACCGCTATTTTAATCCCCCGTATAGACCCTTCTTCTGCTTGTCCTTCGCCGTATTGATATAGCCAACGAGCTTTCTGTACCCCGGCGATTTGCCTAAACTTTCAACATCCACCAGAAAACTCGAGACATCGTATTTCGTTTTATACGACGTGTGAGATTTCTGCGCCTTGAATCGTGTCTTCAGACCATGAATCGTAAGTCTTTTGAATCCGTTATCCCGCGGATCTGAAGATTGCAATTCGAGATACTCATATACCCCGTCCTTCTTTCTCAGAATTGCGGCGTGTCTACCGCATGTGAAATAATACTCTTTGCCTTCCGTCATCTTCAAGAGTAGCTCGTTCGCCGCTTTGTAGTCATTGGTATTTCTTACTTCGATACCATCTACCGCTTTGATTATATTGCGAATGTTGGGTACTTTCGAAAAGAACTCACAACTTGCACCCCCACGGAAATCCAATACGTCAAATCCCGCTCTATTCCCGGCGAATGCAAGAGCGAGCGAGGAACAAGACCCTTTTGTTTCGTCACCACCCGCCAATCTTTCTATAATCTCATCGACTTCCAGCTGTTGTTTAAGTGGCTTCACGTCGTTGTAGTCCACTCCCCGTTTCTTCAGAGACTCAATCACGGAGGAGAAACGCCCATCGCCATCTTCCTCTTTCGCCTTCGCACGCGCCGCCCAGCGTTGGCGGATCGCGTCCTCTTCCTCTTTCGTACGCTTCGCATGGCGCTCCTCGGCAATTTCGAGGAGCGTCTTTTTCTTCGGCGCAAACGCACCGTCGATGAGCGCATCGTTGTCGCGAACGAAATACGGGAGCGTGCCGCGAGCTTTCGCCGCTTCGAGCCGAGGTTCGTTCTCCTTCGCCCAGGCTTTGAACTCGTCGGGCAAATCGTCCACCGCGTTCTCGCTCCCCTCCGTGGGCTCTTCGCCTTGAAGAATGCGGTGCGTGTCCGCGTCGAACTCCTCCTCCGTCTTCAATATCGGCGTGGCGTAACAACGGCAATGCGGATGCCAGCCCGTGAACTTAAACGTCTTCGGATATTTCCCCTTCAGATCGTCGCAAATGTCGTGAAAGCGATGCGGCTTGCCGTCCGCCCCGAGGCACGTATGGTTCTCCGAAAGTTGGATCTCCACCCCGACGACGAAATCAAGATCTTGCATTCGCAGGTGGTCGGCCGTACGATAGGCGATGTTTACCTCCGTCGCCGTCAAACGCCGCGCGTTCTTGTAGGCCGAACGATAGACACCGCGCCCGGGGTGATAGGCCGCCGCGCGTTGCGAAAGGTGCAGAATTCCGTGCTCGTCGCGCACACGACGAAACAACGCCGTCGGATTCTGAAGATAGTGACGGAGCGTGCGGCTCATCTCAACGGCCGAAATGCCGTCGCGCAAACCGAGATCCAGCCCCATTTCCATTTCCTCCTTAAACTGCTTCGACAAGTTCCACACCCGCTCCGAAAGATTGAGCCCACGTTCGCGGCGCGCGAGAAAGGCTTCGCACGCACCGGCATTCGTGGCGAAGTATCGGCGGCG